TGTTTGAAACAGGCATATTCATTGACGTTGCAAGCGCAGAAGTGTTGAGTGTCACGCTGTTATTTGAAGGCGGAGCGGCTGCCTAATGGCTACCAAGGGCATGGGGATTAAAACCTCCGTGAAATCCGGCAACTTCCGCCCTACTAAAAAAGGGGCGGGAATGACGGAGAAGGGTGTTGCGGCGTACCGCAAGGCCAATCCGGGTAGCAAGCTTAAGACAGCGGTAACGGAAGACAAGCCCACCGGCAAGCGCGCGGAAAGACGAAAGTCCTACTGCGCGAGATCTGCAGGGCAGATGCGTGACTTCCCAGAGGCCGCAAAAGATCCGAACAGTCGGCTGAGACAGGCCAGAAAACGGTGGAAATGCTGATGGCAAAATCAACGGTAAATAAGGCTGGAAACTACACGAAGCCAACGCTTCGCAAGCGGCTGTTTGAAGAGATCAAGGCCGGCGGAAAGGGCGGCAGCCCGGGGCAGTGGTCCGGGCGCAAGGCGCAGATGTTGGCGCTGAAGTACAAGGCTGCGGGTGGCGGGTATCGTGACTGAATCGGTAAAAACCTGCACAGATTGTGGTGAAACAAAACCACTGGGTGTTTTCCGTAGTCGCGGGGGGCAACTGTCTCACCTATTCAAAAGCCACTGCAACACGTGTCTTTATAGGAGGCATAGGGACTGGACAGACAATAACCCGCACAGAGTTGCCGAGTATCGGGAAAAAGACCCTTGGACATTGGCAAAACGGTGTTCTAGGCGAGGTATTACTCCAGAACAACTTGTAGATCGGTACGAGAGGCAAGAGGGCTGTTGCGCAATTTGTAAGACGCAGGTTGCTCTAATCGATAGCGCAATTGACCATAATCACGACACAGGGGAGTTTCGTGGTGTGCTATGTAAACAGTGTAACCGCGCATTGGGAATGTTCAAAGATAGCCCTGTTATTTTGCGCAGTGCTGTAGAATACCTTGAGTCGTTTGGGAGCTACAGTGATGGCACTTAAGAAGCCTCAGAAATCTCTTAAAGACTGGGGCGATCAGAAGTGGCGAACCAAGTCTGGTAAGCCCTCGACGCAGGGTCCCAAGGCAACGGGTGAGCGTTACTTGCCTGAGAAGGCGATTGGTGCCTTGAGCAGTGCCGAGTACGCAGCAACATCAAGAAAAAAACGTGCAGATACAGCAAAGGGTGTGCAGTTTAGCAAGCAACCCAAGAAGGTGGCTGCAAAAGTAAAATCGTATCGAAATCGAGGTAAGTAACATGGCCGGACGTGGAATGGGTGCAGCAACAAGAGGCGGCGGAGCCGTTGAGCAAGGTCCAAAAAACAAGATGATCTCTGAGACTAGCAAGAAAACGGGTCCGGTCATGATGGCAAAGGGTGGTCTGGCTGACAAAAAAGGCCGTGCCATGAAGAAGAAAGGCAAAGACGCTATGGGCCGCGCGATAAAAATGCGCAAAGGCGGGATGGCGTGTGATTAATGGCTACTTCAGGAACAACAGACTTTAACCTACAGATCGACGACCTTATTGAAGAGGCGTTCGAGCGTTGCGGCATGCGGATGACGGCTGGTTACCAGCTATCGTCTGCGCGTCGCTCATTAAACCTGTTGTTTTTGGACTGGGCGAACCGTGGCCTGAACCTATGGACGATTGAGGAATCAACGATTGCTCTGACGCAGGGCAGCCGGGTGTTGAACCTTCCTCTGGACACGGTCAACGTGTTGTCGGCGGTGATCCGCCAGACCACGACCGGGCAGCAGCAGGATGTGTCGATTGATCGGATCAGCCGGGAGGAGTACTTGGACCTGCCGAACAAGCTGACGCAGGCAAGACCTGCACAGTTCTACGTGGAACGCTCTAACACACCGCAGGCGTATCTATACCCCTCTGCCGATCAGAACTACACCTTCGTGTACTACCGCATTCGCCGCATTGAAGATGCTGGCGCTTACGGCAATACGTCGGACGTTAACTTTCGATTCCTCCCCTGTCTGGCCTCGGGTCTCGCTTACATGCTGTCGCTGAAGTACAGTCCGGATCGAACCGGCGCACTGAAGCAGATGTATGAAGAGGACTTCTTGAGAGCGGCACTGGAGGACAGGGACACCGCAAGTTTCCACATAGTGCCGGACTTCGGGGGGTGACATGGCATTTGCGACGGGTAAGTACTCATATGCGCTCTGCGATTTCTGTGGACAGAGATACCCGTACAAAGTATTGCGTAAAAACTGGCGTGGGTTTATGGTTTGCCCCGACGACTATGAGCCAAAAGAGCCGCAGCTGCAGCCGTTGCGGTATACTGGCGATGCGATTGCGCTGCGAGATCCGCGCCCTGACAGGGTGGAGCCGCAGGTGATTTTCGTAGGCTTACCGGGTGACGCAGCCTTCCAGAGTATCGGCAGCGCAAATGGCGGCACAAACATGCGGCCTTTCCCTGAGCAGAACGCGGTTCAAGGTGTTGGATCCATTGGCAAAGTGACGATAGTGATAACCTGAGATGACATACGACGAGCTGGTCACAAACATTAGGAACTACACCGAGGTGGACGCTAACGTGTTCACTAACGCGGTTATTAACACGTTTATCACAATGGCCGAGAACCGTATTCTTAGGGACATCGATCTTGATGTGTACAAAAAAGAGTCAGTAGGCTCCATGACCTCTGGCAATCGATTCCTGACGTCGCCAACGGATATTCTGACGCATCGCTACCTGTTCATTACCGTTGGCACGGACAAGGTTTATTTGGATTTTCGCGACACTTCCTTCATGCGTGAGTTTTGGCCGAACCCCTCTTTGACGGGTGTGCCGAAGTATTATGCGGTGTGGGATCAGGATACGTTCAACATTGCGCCAACGCCCAATGCGAATTACGTCGTGGAAATAGGGTACATCTACCGCCCGGCGCAGCTGTCGGCTGCCAACCCAACGACGTGGATTAGCACCAACGCCCCAGAGGCGCTGCTGTACGCGTGTTTGATTCAGGCATACAGTTACACCAAGGGCCCGGCTGAGATGCTTGGGTACTTTGATAACAGCTACAAGCAGGCAATACAGGGCTTGGGCATTGAGCAGCAGGGTCGCCGACGTCGTGACGAGTTCCGAGACGGCATGATCCGCATACCCATTCGATCAGATTCACCGGGACCATAACGATGTTTACAACAAGCGGTGGAGGGGCACTGGGCTTAATTAAATCAGCATCCGTCTCGGGTCGAGGCTTTACGCCTGAAGAGCTGGCTGAAAGTGCAGTGGATAAGATAATTTATATTGGTCGAAGCTCAGACCCGGTTATACGGGCTCAGGCCGAGGCTTACAGAGAACAGATCAAGGCGGTGTTGATAGCGGCGATGCATCAAGCGATACGCTCCAACAACACCACGCTGATAAACCGATTCCGCGCCGCTGGGCACCCGGAACTTGTAAAACTACTGGAGATATAACATGCCTATTAGCATCACAACCGCAATGCCCACTAGCTTTAAAGTAGAGATTCTGAAAGCGGTACACAACTTCACTGCGTCTACAGGTAACACCTTTAAGATTGCTCTGCTCAAGGCCGCTGCTGCAGGCTCTGGTACCTTTGGCGCTGCGACCACCGCTTACGGTAACCTTGGTTCTGACGAGCTAGGTTCAGGCAGTGGTTACACCACGGGCGGGAACACGCTGGTCTCCATCACTCCGGTGGCTGACGGCACTACGGCAATCTGCGACTTTGACAACACAACGTGGAGTGCTGCGACGTTCACCACCTCTGGCGCGTTGATCTATAACGATACCGCTGCGGGCGATCCGGCTTGCGCTGTTTTGAGTTTTGGTGGTGACCAGACAGTAAGTTCCGGTGACTTCCAGATTCAATTCCCTGCTGCTGCAGCTGCGACCGCGATTATTCGCATAGCGTGATAGGGGATGCCCTGTGACTACGGTGAATCTTGGCCCTGTTTGGGGCGGTGGCCCGTGGAGTAACGGGGCTTGGAGTGATAACGGTACCTCTGTCTCCGCTACAGGAGCTATAGGCACTGTATCCTTTAAAATAGATGCCGTTGTTGCAGTGGCAGGCGTTAGCTCAACTGGAGCTGTTGGCACTGTAGACCTTGCATATGATTTTGCCTTCACACCAACTGGTGTAGAGGGCACGGGTCAGGTTGGCACTGCAGGTGTGCCAAAGACCGTTTATCTAGACGGATGGAATGTACTTGGCTGGGGAGAAGATCCGTGGGGGCAGAACTCTATATCTGTCTCTGGGGCAGGGGCAGTTGGCACCGTATCGATAGCCGTAAACGAAAACATAATCCCTACTGGGGTTAGTGGAACGGGTAATGTAGGCACGGTCCTTGTTGTAGTTGGCGATGCCATCGTACCTGTTGGTGTTGCGGGTGTGGGCGCAGTCGGGAATGTAGTAACAAACTACAGCAGCGTTCAAATCCCAACCGGCGTACAAGGCGTCGGTGAAATAGGCGGCTTTGAAGTACAGGTTGATGACATTGTCATCCCTGTGGGTGTGCAGGGCGCAGGCGCAATAGGCGCCGTTGGTGTCTTAATTGCAGAGTTAATCGTCCCAGACGGCGTTCAAGGCACAGGCGCAATAGGCACACCAATTACCCGAGTCTCGTTTGCCGTGTCTGGTGTTGAAGGCACAGGCGCAGCAGGTAGCGTTAAACCTGTTCTGTACCCCAATATCACTGGTGTACAAGGCAGCGGGGCAGTTGGCACTGTTATCCCAGCCTATGATACGAATGTGGTTGCCCCAAGCGTAGCTGGAACAGGCGCCGTAGGCAGTGTAGTATCGCTGGTTAGGAAAACGGTTACGGGAACTGCCGGCACTGGTAATATAGGCACTGTTTCCCTTAGGGTAGATGACATAGTCACCCCCACAGGCGTTGCTGGAGTTGGCGCAATCGGCAATGTCAGAATAATTGGTTGGAACATCGTAAACGATGCACAGACGCCGAACTGGAATGAAGTAAATGATGTTCAAACCCCGAATTGGATTGAAGTGGACGACGCCGCTTAGGAGCTAACATGGCAACTTTTGCAAATGATTTACGACTGAAGGAAATCGCCACGGGCGACGAGTCGGGTACATGGGGCACCAGCACCAACACCAACCTCGCCCTGATCGCTGACGCGTTTAGCCTTGGCACTAAGCAAATGGCGGCGGACGCTAACGAAACATTCACGATGCCGGATGCGTCGGCTGACGGTGTCCGCTCGCTGTACTTGAAGATTACCTCTGCGGTGTCGTTGACTGTAACGCGCACCGTGACGCTGGCGCCGAACACGGTGTCCAAGGTCTGGATCATTGAGAACGCCACAACCGGCAGTCAGTCGATTACGATATCACAAGGCTCAGGTGCTACGGTAACCATTGCGACCGGCACGAAGGCGATGATAGTAACGGACGGCGCGGGTGGAGGCGCGGCAGTTACGCTGGCTAACCCCACGATTCTGCTGGCTTCCGGGGTCTCTGGCACACTACCCGTTGCCAACGGCGGTACGGGTATTACTTCGTTTGGTACAGGTGTAGCTACAGCTCTCGGCACAAACATCAATACCACGGGTGGATACGTTACTCAGTCGGGCACGTTAGCCTCAAGCGCCATAGTGCTTGGTGGTGGCTCTGCTGCGGCGGTTACCTCTACGACAACGGGTACAGGTGTAGTTACGGCTGTTGGCAATGCGGTTAACACCTCTGGCGGTCTGGTCACTCAGTCTGGCACACTTACCGCAAACAATGTGCTTTTGGGTGGCGGTTCCGCTGCGGCGGTTACCTCATCAAACCTGCTTGCTACGTCCGCTGCAGTAACGTCGGGAACTTATATACAAGCAATTGGCTACGCAGACACGGTCGTAGCCTTGGGTAACACCGGCGCCGCTATAAACCTTGATGTTGTGTCAGGCGGCGTTTTTTCTGCCACGCTTACAGGTAGTGCTACCATCACGCTTCGCTTCCCAGTAGCTACGGGCGCATCTTCGTTTACACTCATTTTGACTAACGATGCCACGGCGGGTAGAACTGTTGCTTTTGCAGGCGGCTCGTTCAAGTTTCCCGGTGGAGCAGCAACTTTATCCAGAACCACCACAGCAAATGCCATAGACATATGGGTGTTTTTTACCCCGGATGGCGGGACCACGTACTACGGCAATATCGCCATGAAAAATATGATTGCTTAATTTTAAGGAGATTTGAAAATGGCTCTTACTACAGAACAGCAAGCTCAGGTTGATATCCAAACAGCAGTGGAAAATGTTCGTCATGCGAACCAACTTGCGTCCGAAGCAAAACGCGCAAAGCTGGAAGCCGTGCGATTGGCGAAAGAAATTCTGGTTGAAAACGCACGTAGTTTGCCTGCGGATTCTAGGGAAGTTACAGCAGCTGCTGTCACTGCGTTTGCCGCAACTCTTGTGAACTACGTGAACGGCTGATGCAAGGCTTTGCTTACTTCCCCACGTTTGTCTATCGAGACGAGAGACCTGATTTTATAGATCAGGTTTTGCCATTATGTAATGCGCGTCTTGATGAGGTGCGAAGTCCTGACTACCCCGTGTGTCAATCGGGGCATTTGGGTCTATACATGGAAGCTCGAGAGTTGTCTGACTACCTGCTAGTGTCGGCAACCGAGATACTGCGAAGCCAAGGTTACGCAGTGGAGAAGTACGACTTTTCTGTGTATGGATTGTGGGCACAAGAGGTTAAACGCGGGGGCGGCACTAATGTGCACGTACATAAGAATAGCCAGATTTGTGGTTGGTTCTTTTTAGATGCTGTTGAAGGCGCAGCGTATCCTGTTTACCACGACACGCGCATGAACAAGGCGATGGTGGAGCTGGATTTTGAGCAAGGTGGTGATGTAAACGCCGCAACTAACTCAATTCATTTTAATAATATAGTGCCGGGGACTGTTTTGTTTAGCAACTCATGGGTAAACCATCAACTGGTTGGCGGCAATTCTGAAGCCCCTATGAAGTGCATACATTTCATCATCACGCACAAGGACAAGCCATGCAGCACGTGTTAACGCCCTATTCAATGCCCGTAGAACCTTTTGTTTGGTGGGAGGGGGCTTTTAACGAACAGGAACTTAACTGGCTTCAAGAACAGGCTATTAAGGCAGAAAACCAAGCGCAAGTTGGTGGCAACCCCACAGGGGAAGACTTAGCTAAAATACGTCGTTCTCAGGTGTCATGGCTGAACAAAACGCCGGACACAGCATGGGTGTTTGAAAAACTGTCTCACGTGGCATCGTCCTTAAACGCGCAGTATTATCGGTTTGATCTGACCGGGTTTAGCGAAGCCTTGCAGCTGACCAATTATAATCAGTCGGAAAAGGGCATGTATGGCTGGCATCTAGACTACGGCGGGAAGTTAAGCCCCAGTAGAAAGTTAAGCATGGTGTTGCAACTGACAGACCCAAGCCAATACGAAGGTGGTAACTTACAGATACTGACCAGTGGAGAGCCTGTCAACGTGCGTAAGCAGCGGGGGCTGATAGCGGCGTTTCCCTCCTACGTGCTGCATCAAGTTACTCCCGTGACCAGCGGCAGTCGTCAATCGTTAGTGACATGGATATCAGGACCGGCCTTCAAATGAACATAGAACATAAAGATTTTATAGGTTTGTATAAAGGCGTTTACCCAGAAGGGTATTGTCAGCATCTGATCAACGAATTTGAAAGGCTAGTTGAGTCCGGTGCAGGCAATAATCGACAACAGAGCGAAGGCGTATCAAAGCATCGCAAGAATGACATGCAGCTTTCGTTAAATTTTGGTGTTCATAATGCTGCGTCATTTAACGACCAGTCTCCTGAACGTATGTTTTTTAACGGGCTTCAACGGTGCTATGAGGATTACACGGAGCATTTTTCCGTGCTAAAAGAAGGAAAAATTATTGGCACTGCCATGAAGATGCAACGCACTCCACCCGGTGGTGGGTATCATGTGTGGCACGGGGAGCAAGGTAACGGCTCCCACGCTGAGCGTGTTTTAGCTTATATGTTGTATTTGAACGACTTGGGTGAAGCCGATGGTGGTGAAACTGAGTTTTTGTATCAACGAACCCGTATTCGCCCACAAGAAAACACAATGGTTGTATGGCCTGCGGCTTTTACTCACGCTCATCGTGGCAACACAGTGCTAGGTGAACAAAACAAGTATATTGTAACGGGATGGTTCTACTATGAATGAGGTGACGTATGCCAGCTGGAACTCCTAAAGTAACCGGGTTTGGTGGAAAAGCTATTGTTCCCGGTGGAACAGAAACATTTAATACTTCCGGAACTTGGTGTTCGCCTGTTGGTATAAGCATCGTATCAGTGCAAGGGAAGGGGGGTTCTGGGAATTCGGGAACTAGTGGTAATCCGGGGAGTAGTGGTAATGGTGGTCCCGGCGGAAGTGGTGGGTCCTCTTCGTGCTCAGGCGGCGTTTACTCTCGCAATGGAGGTAGCGGCGGAGCTGGTGCGTGCCCCGGCGCCACGCCGGGCAGTGCGGGCAGCAGTGGTGCACCGGGAAATGCAGGGCCACAGTCTTCAGCGTTATCTCAAAATTTCTCTGGGGGTGCTGGTGGAAATGGTGGTGCTGGTGGTGCTGGTGGAAACGGAGGTAGTTTCGGGACTCCCGGTAATAGTGGTAACTGCGGTTTTGGTTCTGGAGGGGCGGGAGGAAACCCGGGAGGAAGCTCGGGAAATTCGGGTTTTAATGGCGGGTTTGGGGGTGTAGGAGGCTCTGGTGGGGGGGGTGCCAACCCAAGTGGAGGAAATGGAGGAGGTGGGGGATCTAACTTTGGCAACGGTTCCCCGGGGAACCCGGGGACTGTGCGCGGAGGTGGTGGTGGTGGTGGGGGTGGTGCTTCCCCCAACCTAAACACCCCGAATTTTAGTGCTGGTGGTGGTGGGGGTGGGGGCGGGCTGGGGAGCGTTGGAAGCCCCGGAAGCCCGGGAAACCCGGGCTCCTCTGCTACTTTGACTACAGTAAATGGAGTATCAGTGAATCCCGGAGCATATCCAGTGACAGTAGGCTCTCCGGGGGGGCAAGTAATTATTTCATGGAATCCACAATGAACAAACGTCTTATGCAGCAAAACGCGCTCCGTGAAATTGAAAACCGCGCCCGTTCTGTAACCGTGGGTACGGCGTTTGGCGGGACTACGGAGCTGATCATGCGTAGAGGAGACGGTACATTTACGTTCGCCATTCTCCAACCGGTAGAAACTATTGAGTTAATTCACCAGCTTGCGGCAAATGTCGGCTGTCACCTGCAACTCGTTCCACGTAAGGATTTTTCGTCATGGCGAGATTGGAAGTACACCGAGGAGGAGTTGGCGCATTATCGTGGAGTTCAAAACCTGCCCGGTGTGGGTCACCCCCCACACGCAAATGACATGGCGGAACATCAACACATCGGCCAAAATTTACCGTCGCCAGAACAGCAGGCGGGGTTGCCGTTAAATCAAATGGAAAAATCCTCCCAATTAAATGGGGAAAAATGACTAAATGGGGCATTTAATTTGTTACTCAAACTTTTTAAAAAATTCTTTAATTGAAAAGATACACAATTGTGTTGAAGAAACAAAGGTTTGGGAAACAAATTACAGCTTTTGGGACCCTAGGTTAGTTAATTCAAGCGCCCCTATTTTGGTGTTTGATTTAACAAAAACTCTTGAAAGCACAATTATTGAACAAGTTAAAGCGCAGTGTAAAGAAATAAGGCAGTACCAAGAAATAAAACTTAGGTATTATAAAATGATGCCCGGCGCATATATTCCTTGGCACAATGATGGTGGGTGGAGTTTTGCTATGACCATATATTTAAACAAAAACTGGGACAAGGATTTTGGTGGGTATTTTGCTTTTGCACACGACAACCAAATAAAATGCTTGCCTCCAGCGTATAACAGTTCTGTTTTTATTTCGGCGCCATTAGAACATTGTGTTTTTCAAACCGTCCAAAATGCTCCACCTCGTACAACTGTACAGATATTCGGGCGTTGATAGACGTTTTTTAATTTTTAAGTAACCGTAAAAGGGCGAAGGAGATACAAGATGAGCAAGCTGTGGCAACTGAAAAAACTCTCTAGCGGCGAAGCACTAAACGAACCGCAAAGACTGCCTGAGAACTGGGGACCTATCTTTGGTCTGTCTGGGTTTATTGACAAAATTGGCGACTTGAGCTGGCTGGGTGACGCGTACAACGACACTGGCTGGGTTATCGTGGGGGATGCTCCTGCGTTGCCTGCAACGTCCACCAAAGCCGAATTAGAATGGGAACAAGCAAAGCAACGACTGCGCGACTCCGACTGGACGATGCTTTCTGATGTGCCGATGACCTCCGGGGACAAGGCTCTGTGGATCGAGTACCGCCGCGCACTGCGTGATATACGGTTACAGTCTGGCTTTCCTAATGACATTCAGTGGCCGTCGAGTCCTGAGTGAACAAGTACACGATCCGGTTTAACAAGTCCCGTGGGCAACAGGGGCGCGGATCGTTAGAGCATGTCTGGCGTGTTTTTGAGAACGACAATGAAGTACTTGCTCGACACGTTAGGATAGAATGTAGGTCTTGGACAGAGCTGGATAAGAACGGTGTGGATTTTAACGTCGCCTGCTACGGTCAAAGAATGCTGTTCTACAGCGACACCGACACCGTTGTTATCTTAGAAGAGTAGGAGTGAATCGTGGACATAGACGAACTCGCGTTACGCAAGATCATCAGAGAAGAGATGAAGTCGGCTCTGAAGGAAGTCGGTCTACACGATGAAGAGGCCGGTGACGATGTACGCGACTTGCGTAGTCTAATTACCGATTGGCGCGGCATTAAGAAAACTGTCCTGAACACGCTGGCGAAAGCTGGCACGTTGTTCGTCCTTGGCCTGCTGATGCTCGGTGCATGGGGCAAATTTAACGGTGGCGGTAGCGAGTAATGCTTGATCCGGTTTCCGCGTTAGCCATAGCCACGTCTGCCTACAAAGTCATTAAACGTGGCATTGAAATGGGCCGTGAGCTGGAAGATATGGGCGGCCAGCTGGGGACTTGGTTCAAAGCCGTCAGCGATGTTAAGAACGCGGAGGAAGAGGCCAAAGACCCGCCGTTATTCAAAAAGCTCATGTTCTCCGGCAGTGTTGAGCAAGAGGCGATGCAGGCACTTGTAGCCCGAAAGAAGATCGAGCAGCAAGAAAAGGAACTGCGGGAACTGATAGTCTACAAATGGGGCGTTGAGGAGTACACGGCAATGATGCGTGACCGCGCCAAGATTAAAGACACGCGGGAAAGAGCGACGCTCAACCAACGGCGCAAAATGCGTAAGTTCATTGCAAACACACTGACGATTACTGTGATTCTTGGCCTCGTTGGGGCAATAGTGGCTTTTGGTATCGGCATAATTTTAAATCTGGGGTAACACATCATGATGACACTAGTATCAACACTGCTCGGGTTTGCTTCGGGGGGTTTGCCAAAATTATTGGAGTTTGCACAGGATAGGGGTGATAAGCGGCACGAGCTAGCACTGATGGCCGCACAGCGTGAACGGGAATTGGCGCTGGCTAAGGAGGGCTTTGTTGCCCAAGCTCGCGTAGAGGAGATCAGAACGGATCAGGTCGCCATGCAGACACAGGCTCAAGAGCGCGTTGCTATGTATAAGCACGACTCTAAATTGGCCGAT